GTCCCAACATCAGCGGGCCTATTGCCGCAGCAACACCTCCGATAACGACGATCGTCTTTTGCAATTCAGGTGATAACGATCCGATCTTGTTAACCATGTCGGCAATGCCTGAAACAATCGGTGTGATAATAGGCAATAGTATCTCACCGAACGACGTCGCCAAATTCTTAACCTCAACCTGAAGCGCACGCATCGATCCGCTTGCTCCTTCAGCTTCACGTGCTGCCTGTCCTTGTGCCGCTGCAGATTGCTCCCAGATCAACGATAACGTAGCTGCCTGCCGTGCTGACAAAGTCATTTCCTCTCCTTGCGCTATCAATCCAAGCTCCAAAGCTCTCGTCTTTACCAGCGCATCGTTTACGGCCATTCCGTAGTTATCAAGCATCGTATTGTTACCCTTCAACGCGCCTGTTAAAGCTCTAACTGCATCCATCGTAGTACCGCCATACATTGCAGTCAAATCTCCAGCCAACTCGATAAGTTTAGCGGACTGCTTCGCTGCTTGCTCCTCTGTCAGCTTGCCGATATTGACCAGCATCGAACCCATTAAGTTCGAGTACTCCAAAGCTTCCTTCTTTGCGATCCCATATGAGGTGTCAAGGTTGTTAGCCCACGCCTGAACGCTCCCGGATGCATCCTTGAACACCTGATCCGTTGCTCCGAGCGCATCCTGAAAATCGGCAGCCATCTTAAACGAAGCACCTCCAGCTGCTACGATCGCTGCCGACAAAACTGAAGCCTTTCGGCCTATATCCGTGAATTTGTCTCCGATCGACGAAAGCCTTTGACCGACCGTCTTCTCAAGTCCGTCGATCTTCGCTTGTGCCTGATCGATCGCTTTTTCAAAGCCTTTCGTGCAAGCTGTTATTATCGCTGTGAAACTCATTGTTTGTTCTTGTTTAGTATTTGTTCCCTTTCGCGTTTAAGTGCTTCGATCTCAGATCGCGGCACTCGACTTACTGTCTTCTTTCCGTCAATCGGCATGTACTGCTCAATCGTTCTCGGCAGGCTTTTCGGATCAAGATGACTTCCTATACGTGCTTCATAAGCGATCATGCGAGTGTGTCTCCACTTCTCCTTTTCCATCCTTGCCCACGCGTAACATTTAATCAGATACTCGCACCACGCCATATTATAGAATTCATCCATCCGAAGTCCCAATTCACCGAGCGCAAACGAAAGATGATTTATTGTAAATTCTTCGGCAGCACTTATCCGTTCGCTTTTTTTTGCGGGGACGCTTTCCCCGCCTTCAAGTTTTTTGGGACACTGTCCGACATTTGCTGCGTGAACAAATCGATCACCTTTGAAGCCTCATCGCCGAACAAACCTCCTTCGATCTCGTCAAGCCAATCGTAAATATCATTCAATGATACGTTATCGCCTCGACGTTCTTCAGAAGCATTAACAGCACCGTAATAAATGATTTTCGGTATGATGTCGGCAGGGTTGTTAGCAATACTTTCTGACAAGTCCTGTAATCGTACGCCATCATCAGCAAGCCGTTTGATCACATAAGCCCCGAAGCGGATCGGTATCGTTTTTCCATTAACCTTTATTTCAGTAGCGTACATAGTTTCAATGTTTAATCGTTATGCGAAAACATCACTTGATTGATACTCGCTTGTCAATTCCAAATCCATCGTGAACGTAGCCGTTTCGCCTTCGCCTGTCGGATAATCTCCGTTGAGGTTCATCACGTTAGCCTTGAAATACTTCGCAGTTCCAGAACTGTCGTAAATTCTGAATGTTTGCTCCGCTTTGCTGTCCTGCAAAACACGTAGCTCATTCAACGATCCTGCATCGACGACTTCGCCTGACACGCTTACCGTTCGACTTATGCTTGTCGGCTTTCGCACCACCTTACCTTCAGTGCAAACGTTTACTTTTTCGTTATAGTTTGTAGCATTGCTTTCACTTCTCGAAGTTATGCACGCTACTGGTATATATGAAACTCCTGACTTGTAAGCCAACCGAGCTCCCTCCCATCCTGGTTGATAATTTGGCATAATTGTTTAGTTTTTAATGAGTTGGTTTAACATTTGAATATTCGCCTTCGATGTTCAAGTCCATCGTAAATGTCGCGCTCTCGCATTCGCCTGTAGGATAGTCGGCATTCAGGTTTGAAATCGTTGCCGAGAAGTACCAAGCCGTTTCTGTAGCCCCATCGACGCCTGACGTGCGATAAACCTTGAAATCGTGCGTCGTCAAGCTGTCTTGCAAATCGCGCAAGCCGTCAAGCGAATTAACGTCGTTATCTGTAACGACTTCTCCTGATACGCTTACCGTTCTCGTAATACCTGTTATCGTCTTAACCGTCTTGCCTTGCGTACAAGCGTTTGTCTTTTCCATCACATTTGAAGCGTTGCTCTCACTTCTCGAAGTAATGCACGCAATAGGCACATAGTCGGCCGCCGTAGCATCCCACACTGCCAACCGTGCCAATTTCCATCCTGGTTGATAATTGTTAGCCATTTTTTATAAAGTTTAAAATGATTATTTTACTAAATGCTATATTGTTTATCGTCGTTTCAGCGATTGATTGAGCTGTTACCAGCAATACCTTGTCAATACCATCGATCTTTGAAGCTCCCCTGTCATCTCTTAACAAATTTATAATCGTATCTCCGATGTCCTCGCAAAGCTTCTTTTTCCCTACCGTTCCCCATTTCGTTACAACTCTTATTGTCATGTTAAGATTGAAGCGCGGTGCGTCAACTGTTTGAACGGCGTTCAATTGTTCTTGTTGATCTTGAATAACGACGTAAGTAGCTATTGATCCATCGACACTCGGTAACGAAATATTAGGATTAACTACCTCATCGAACACGGGTATAGAAACAGTTCCGTACTTCAGCGTTGAAAGCGCTGTAATGACCTTTCCTCGTATTTCGGTTGCTCTATCCATTATCTTTCGTTTTTTCTTTTATGATCTCATCCAGTTTCTTGTTGAAAATCTCCGTGTTCTTAAGAACTGATGGATAAAGATACGGTTTCCCTTTCAAAGTACCTAATCCGTTGATGTAAAATTTCCAAGCAATATCTCTGATCCATTCAGGGTAAGGTGCAAGTATTTCCCTCGCCGACAATCCTGTACCAAATTCGAAGTAAGCAGCCAAATTGTTTTCACCCCAAACGCCTACCTCTCCTGTCAAATCGTTATTTCTGAATTCGCTTTTAATCGTAATGAAATGATCGCCATCCTCGCCAACTGGTGCTTTTCGAGTAGCTTCAATCTCAATATCTGTAACCGTATCGACGACCAAATATCGCATCTTTCTGATTTGATCCGCTTTGTACTTCTTCAAGTTATCCGATGTCGTATTGATTACTTTTCCCATCTTCTTAATCTTTAGCCGTTATGTCGAAGACAAGTTCTTTTCCGTATCTTACGTTTTCGACGATTGGAGCGTTTATGATCCGATAATTTTTCTCTCTCCACTTCACGATGTGCTGCACTGACGGCATGAAGCCAGCTCTTAACATTACACCTACTCGATAAACCGTCGGTAACTGCATTTGAGCCTGTTCGATATTTGCCGATACTTTCAATTGTTCGATACGTGCCCACGTCTTCAATTCCAATAACGGCTTAGGTGTGTAACCTCCGTATCCGTCGCTTACCATTCCTTCGCTCCAGAACTCAATTACCTGATCGTATCGTCCAATTTTCATGTCTTTGAAATTTAAAAGATAGGTTTCGTCGAATGTCGTCTGTAAGTTGCCATCGAACTTTCGCTTCCTGTCTGAATATCTCCACGCGACTGATACATCGAAGCAACGTCTTCAAGTATCGCATTCGTAAATTCAGCTGTCGAGGCTTCAGGATTTTCGATTTCTGTTTCAACGCCAAGCTCATCAACTACAGTTATCATAGCACTTATCCCACTCACTCGCAAAGCTTTGTCGATAGCTGCGTCAAGCAACGACTGCAAATAACCGTCCTGATCCGTAAAGTCGATATGCAAAGCTTCTTTAACGTCTGCAAGTGTTATCATCTTTTGCTTCGTTTTACTTGTTTGTCTTTCTTGTAAGCATCTACATATTCTGCATATCCAGCAGCGAACCATTTTTTCGCTTTGCTTTCAGATACATCAACAATCGCATCTATATGTTTTACTCTTACTTTCATGATTTTAAAATTGTGTGAGCGGCATATTTCAACCGCCCACAAATTAATTACTCTGCTGGTGCATCCTCCAACGCCTTGATGCGTGTGGAGAGAGCAATCGCCAAAGCCTGTATATTGGCTGCGGCTGCCAGACCGCTTGCGGTATCCTCCACTACTGCGTGGTCATGATTACCTGCAGCTGCCGTAGTAGCAGTAGTCCCGATCGCTGCATCGTCGATAACTGCCCATGCTTCAGCTGCCGTTGATCCAGCCGCGATAACGGAAGGCTTTCCTGTAATATCTGACCATGCAGCCACTTCACCAAGTGCAGGCAAATCAGAATATTTATTTACTCCGTTACCACGCTTATAAATACCAGAAACAGTATCGAAAAGCAGATCATTCGGTGCATAGATAGCGTTATCAGCAGCCCATTCTGTCGTCGTTGCTTCCCAAACTTTTGCGTTATATTTAATTTTTGCCATTTTTTTATTAGTTTATGGGAGCGGAATTAACCGCTCCCTGTTAAACATTAAAACGTAATTTTAACCATCGCATTCAAATTCTTCGCAACGAAAGCCGCCATTTCTTCAACCCTGAACGTTACCTTGTTGAAAGCAAAGTTAACGTCGTGCTGTTCAGCAATTTGAATTTCGGGAGCAAGCCTGTTAATGAACTCGAATTCGGGAGCTGAAACGACATAAGCAGTACCAGCCACGATCGACGGAACGGGAACAATCTGCACTGCAGTTTCGAGACCTGTGCCGAAGAAGCCCATCAACGTGTCGTTCGGAACGTCGTACTCGCCTGATCCTGAAGCCTTGTTTAACTTGATATAAGTCAAGTAGTCGGCTTGGTTCATAAGTACGTGCGTCGGGGCCATGTAGTTACCAAGCAACTGATTGAAAGCCGCATCGATAATCTTCTCAAGCGCGATCGTTTTCGATCCTGCGTAAGCAACTGCATTCGCAGCAAGATAGTCTGTGATCATCTTGTTTTCAGCTGCAAACAAACCTTTCGACGAATAAAGCAGCGTGTTGGTAATACTCGACTGCAAATATTTCACATTAAGCAGCAGCTCACGGTTAACAGTCGTGATCCCAGCGATCCACTTCATCGGAACTGTTACGTCTTTGTAAGCAGGAGAAACTTCGGGTTTAGATACGTCAGCGCCGAGCTCACCAGTGCCTCTTTCCCATTTTGCCGCAGCACCTGTTATCGCTCCGATTTGAGGAATAATAACAGTTCCCATGTCGGTAGCGACGTTCGGGAAAATGTTACGCAGGTAAAGCGGCGAGTAAGGACTGTTATAAAGAGTAGGACGTACTTCAGAAGTAGCATGGTCAAGCGCACCAGTTGCCCAGCTGGCATCGGTTACAGCTTTCATCACAAGCTTTTCCTCACCTCTGAAGTTTTTAAGCTTTTCAGCTCCTTCGACAAGCGCATCGGCAATCGCGTCTTTAATGCTTTTTGCCGTCTTCTCTTCAGAAGTGGTTTGCTTGATTTGTTTAACACGAGCCTGCAATTCGGCGATCTCTTTTTTGAAGTCGTCTTCTGTTACAGACTTGCCTACCTTGCCGGCAATTTCTTCCATCTTTTCTGAAACGGCTTTCATCGCTTCTTCGACGGTCATCTTCGCTGCCGCTTCGGCTGTTTTCTTAACGTTTTCCAGCGCTTCAGCTTTTTGTTTTTCAATATCTTCCATAATTGTTTTTTGTTTTAAATAGTTGTTTTTAAATGAATAACTCGTAAATATTTGTGATCAACGGCTCAACGGCTTGAGTTGTGTCAGCATCAAGCTGATCAGGCTCTTTTTCCTTGAGTGTCAAAAATTGTTCTAACGATTTCAATATGTTATCCGAAAATCTTACGTTGTAAGCTTTTTCGATGATACTCCAAAATTCTTCTTGTGTCGGTTCGGTCAATTCTTTAACGGCTTTAACCGCGCTTACAAGCGAAAGCTGGTTTGCTGGTTCTTCGGTTGTCAAAACTGATATTTCTTTCAACCTGTACTCGACGACTTCAGCCTTGTTCTTCGCATTTCGCTTGATAACCCAGCCGCCGATACTCATACCGCTTTCGAAACCGTTCTCATGCAGAAACTTCACTTCATGAAACGTGTCTCTGCCAGCATCAGTATCCATCAGCATCTTTGCCGTCAATCCGAGACCGTAAGGATCAGCGATGTCCAACTCCAACGGCACTCCTACCAGCTGCGGCGTGTGGTTCTTGAATATCTTTATCTTTTTAGCGCGCTCGGCTACCGTCTTCGAGAACGATCCAGGCAGCGAAATGTCTCCGTCGCTGTCCTTAACATTGTAAACAT